GCATAGCTACAGGAGATGTGCCCTTGCCTGTACGATAGCGCACCGGATGCCCCCAAACCCCAGCCTTGGCGCTGAGTGTCAGAGACTTACCTGTGCCAGATGTTTTGCCGCCAAGGTGCCAGACGAACCCCTCAAACTGTGTGAACTGCATGAGGATAGAACCGAAGCTGTCCATGGCACAGGCCAGCAGGTCATACATCTTGCGCTTGATAAATATCGTGGTCCAAGCGTCGCGCCACCCATCAATCGTCCCCTTACTGCACGTGTTCCGGTTGATGTTTTCAAGCCCGGGCATGGGTATCTGCGCTACCGCACCGTTCTTGTAGAACACACGCTCGTTGTAGACAAACGACTCGTCTTCTTGCCAACCAAATTGCTTGGGAACAACCAGTACTTTCTTTGTGAGTGACGCCTGTTCAACAGAAGCCCGCACGTAGTCGAACAAGTTCTTGTCGTTGTTCTGCCCGAATGAAGCCAGCACGTTCTGATTAGCCAACCACTTGACCGTCTCTTCTTTGCTGACCACAGCCTTCTGTGGCATGTTAATAATCGTTGTACCTTCGGGTCGTGTCGCGGCTAAGTTAACAAGATGGTCGGAGTCCTGTTTAAGAATATGAACCACAAACAAATCGTATGGCAGTATCTGTACAGTCTTCTTTACTTTCTTCTTGGTCTGCTCATCCTTCTCTTCCCGCTCGGCGTATACCCCACCGTTCACGCCATAACTGTACCCACGTGGCGGCTCTGGTCTAATAACAGATAGCGTTGAGGCGAGCGGCAACTCATCCTCATCCTCGTCTGCTTCAAGGATCTGCTCGGCTGTTAGCTGTATCTCTTTCTCTGTGTTGTCGGTCTTGATCACACGCCCCATGATTAGTGGGTTCGTGATTGCTCCTGCGTGTACACACGATGTACACACACCCGGGTTCTCGCTGTCCATCTTGCGGCATGGGTACGGACCCTTGATCTCTGCGAGTTTGTTGCGCATACGATCTTCATCGTATGGGTGCAGGGAGCTAAGCTCACGGGCAGCTTCTTCACCATCTTCACAAACCTTTGCCCACGACAGAAGCCCGCGCCACAGTGGCTCCATCCCATCATCAGCCGCGTTGTCACGGTAGAACTTGATCTGAGCACAGTCGCTGTTCTTCTCCATCAGCGCAAACGATGTTGCGCTATTAGAGATCAGAGTCAGCTTAGCCGCGCTAGTATCTTTGGGTGGGCGCGTACCGGGGAGTTGTAGCGGCGGTGCCCCCATTGGGCTGGGTTCGACAAGGTGATCGGCAATGCACTTCACAATGTCAGCAAAGGCGAAGTTGTCACCTTCAGCCAGCAGCTTAACTTCCCGTGGTGTTGGGTACTTCTTCTTGAAGTTCATCGTGCCCGGGATGCGTAGCACCCGTGCGGCATCAGCCGTGACAGTCATGTCGATACGAAGACCTTCCTGTTTGCACAGGCGTTTGAGATCTTCAGCTACTGGCTTCCAGTCAACAACATCGACCGGCTCGGTGAGCGGCCAGTACACATGCAGCCCCCCGCCAGAGTTAACCAGCCATGGCATGCCGAGACCATTCAGCCCTGTCTTTTCAAGAAATGCGTCGAGTGATAGCGCCGCCTCCTTGCGTGAGGCGTACCCGTCCATATCCAGAAAGAACGAACGGATCTGAAAAGCATTCGTTGCGCGGCGATTACTTGCCGTCTTGAATGTGGCTAGCGCAAAGTAAATGTCGTATCGCTTCTGCAACCAGTCTTCTACAGGCTGGTCAATCTCCTCAATTTGTTTTACAAAGATGTGTTCTTTAGTGTTTGAAAGCTCTACCGCGCAATAGTACCCATCTCCCGGGGACGGCAGAACCTCCGCTAGAAATCTCAGCGGTAGTGTCATTAGCTTTCCCAGTTACGGGTTTATCTTGAATGCCTTGCATGCCTCTTCGTGCGCAACGTCAGGATCGACGTTGGCTTTTAAGATCTTAATCAACGCCTCCACTATAGGTTTGTAGGCCACAAAAACTTCTCCACCACTAAACCAGTTGTATACAGACTGTCGAGACGCGCCAGTGATGTGCGCCACCCGCAGGACGGAGAAGTCCCGGTGAATAGCCCACCGCCCTAGCTGGTTACCCAGCGTCTTGGGAGCGGCGGCTACCTCGTCAATAAGTTTCTGTGAATATGCCATGTGAATATTTGGGGGGCTTGCGCCCCCCTCCCTTTAAGCTTCGTCGTCCCAGTCGTCAACCATAGCCGCTAGGCTACTCTTTTTTGTGGGTACTGCGCTAGGCTTCTTCTCTTCCTTGCGCACGACTGGCTCTTCAGCTTCGTCTGCAACCAGCGCCTCGGTCTTCTTCGGCTCTGCCTTGGGGGCAGGGCGCGGCGTAGCCATCAACGGGGCCGGAGCTTTGACGTTATCCATCTTGGCAACCGTCATGGTGATAGCTTTGACCGCATCGTCCGACTCGCTCTGCGACTTGATAGTCGCTTGCTCGTCCGCATCAATCCAGCGCATGGCTTTGAACGTGAGCTTGGGTGACTCACTCTTGGTGTCGAACTTCATGCGAGTAACAACGTCAGCGGGATCTACGTTCTGTGCCGCAAGGTAGCGAGCGTACTCTTGGAGTGGGCGCTGGTCCGCATCACCCTTACCAAACAGCGACGTAGCTGGGAGCGCTAGCTGGAGAACATCCCCGCCCACATCATTAGCAAGCACAACAGCAAGACGTTGCTGAAAACGGCAAGCACGAGAAGTACCTTGACCCGAACCAGCAATGTTCTTGGGGCATCCGTCACACTGAGTGTGTTGTTTGTTGGTTGCGTCGGGGCTTGGGGTTTTTCCATCAGCAGACCAGCAGTCTGGTGCATTAGCGTCTCCGTCGTAGGCTTTAGCATAGAAGGTGCGTCCAATGTTAGGCGCGGCGTTGACAAACACGACATCAAGAAAGCGATCCTCAATAGCCGCTACTTCCTTACCGCCAGCCATGAGACGGAAGACCCCGCCCTTGATGGAGATGCGCTTGCCGCCGCCGACTGCGCCGCCAGCCAAGGACTTAGCCATGGCTGAAAGCTCGCTACGGGCACGAACGTGAGCGGGTACTTGTGCCGGATTGAACATAGTTACGTTAGACATACAGCCTCACTTAGTGGGTTTGCGAACAGAGACTCCATACTCCTGCACGGAGTTGAGTCCGGGGGGAACTGAACCGGGATTCTCTTCAAGGAACGAAGCCATATTGGTTTGATGAATACGTTTCTCCAGAAGATCGACCGCATCGTTGGCAATAACGAACTGCTTGAAGGCATCCCAGTCCTGCGTGTTGTAACGTGTCTTGGTTGACAGCGTTACGGTGCCTTCGGTCGTGCGCACAGACGCCAGCCCAAGGGCAAGCATCTGATCCTTCAGAGCATTCTTGATCTGCTCCTGCTGAATCTTGATTTCCTCGACAGCATTCTCGTACTCAGAGGTGAGTGTTTGAATCCGTGCCGCCATCTTACGGTACACCTTGGCGAGTTTGTCCATAGGGACAACCGCCAAATCGTTGGCTTCGTCAGGCATCTACTTCTCCTTGTCTAGTGTTTGACAGTTTACAGGTAACTTCTGGGGAATGCAAGTGATGTTTATCGTTTGACTTCCTCGCTGAACAACTTGACCAGCAGGGTGTGGTCGTTCACCTTGTTGCGCATAGCCGAGAACAGTTCGCGCTCGATGGTGCTGCTCTGGATGTGAACCACAGTCACCTTGTCTGAGTCCTGTCCTTTACGGTCTGCCCGGGCTATACACTGCGTATACATCTCAACAGACATGAGCGGACCAAAGAACACCACCGTGTCAGCGGCAGTCAGCGTCAGCCCATGCGCCGCCGCTTGTGGTTGCATGACTAGCACCCTGATGCTGTCCGTGTTTTGAAAGTCGTGGATGATCTTGTTGCGTTTGCTGGCGCTCACATCCCCGTTGATCTGTGCGTTGGCATACCCGTGCTTGGTTAGGTGCGCGGCAATGCTGTCCATACTTGTACGGAACATGGCGAAGATCAGCACCTTACGATCCGTCTCCTCCATAATCTCCTCAAGCACAGCCATGCGTGGGCTGGCATCGAAGACCACCACTTCTTTGTCGTCTGTGTACGCTGCTCCACAACTTATCTGTAACAGCTTGCTCACCGCCACGCCAGCATTCACTGCGCTGATGGTCTCCCCGGCGGCATAGAACATCAACTGATCTTTGAGTTGCTTGTAGTACTTGTTCTGCTGTGGGGTCATGGGCACTTCGCGTGTGACCGTGACAACGGGCGGCAGATCAAGGCACTGGGCTTTCGTAAATCTAATCGCTGGTTGCAACGCCTTGTGTACTTGTTGCGCGGCGTCAGGCTTCGGTGCCCACTTAAACATGGTGAGCTTGTTCATCACTTGCTCACGCCACGCCGTCAAGAACTTGGGTATGCCGCCGGGATTAACCAGCTTAGCCAGACCGTACGCATCCACGGGTGACTGCGACGCAGGCGTACCCGTCATCATCCACAGGTAGGTGTCCGGCTTAATGATTGACGCCAGCGCTTTCCACCTGCGCGTGGTTGAGTTCTTGTATGCGTTCGCCTCATCGACAATGATCAGATCGAACCTGCCGTCGTTGTTGATCTCTTGTGCAATCAGCGCCAGCCCGTCGTAGTTG